GTAAGATTTGCCCTAATTGTGGTGTATCTTTGTAGTTAATAAGAAAGTGATTAGAGATTATGGCAAACGAACAAAACTTAATACCAGCTAAAAAAGGAGAAGTTAGAAACCCAAACGGAAGACCAAAGGGAGTTCCTAATAGCAAAACCCGATTACTTAGATTATTGGAATTAGTACAAACACATACAAACCCAATAACAGGAGAAAAGGAGGAGTTTACAGTAGCCGAACAGTTGGATATGGTATTGATAAACAAAGCAAGGAAAGGCGATATTAGGGCATATCAGGAGGTAATGGACCGACTAGAAGGTAAGGCAAAGCAATCGACTGAACTTGAGGTGAGCGGTGGAATAAATATAACTTGGGAAGAAAAGAAAACTTATATTCAAAATACAGGAAGCATTTAAACCCCTCTTGGGATAGTATCCCTTGACCGACCCCTTAATTGGGGTTTCTTTTAATATTATGGAACTATCAATAAAACAAACTACTGCCCTTGATCTCCTTGAAGACACTCGCACAAACGAGATTCTTTTTGGAGGCGGGGCAGGTTGAAGGGCGGTGGCAAAACTGCGCTTGGTTGTTATTGGCAACTTAAACAAAGATTAAAATACCCGAACACTAGAGGACTAATTGGACGTGCGGTATTGAAGACGCTTAAAGAAACTACTTTAGTTTCGTTCTTTCAGGTAGCTAAAATGCAAGGACTCGAGGCGGGAAAACATTATAAGTTCAACGCTCAATCGTCAACAATAGAATTCTTTAATGGCTCAACTATTCTATTAAAGGACCTTTACAGTTACCCAAGCGACCCCAACTTTGACGAATTAGGATCGTTGGAAATAACGGACGCATTCATTGACGAGGCTAACCAGGTGGACGACAAGGCACGAAACATTATTAAATCGAGAATAAGATTTCAGTTGGACCAAAACGATTTAGTGCCTAAGATACTTTACACTTGTAACCCCGCAAAGAATTGGACCTACTCGGAGTTCTACAAACCACAACAAGACGGAAGCATTGGGGACAATAAACGCTTTATAAGTTCGTTAATAGACGACAACCCATTCATATCAAAACATTATAAGGAGAACCTTTTAACCTTAGACAAAGTAAGTAAGGAACGTTTACTTTTTGGTAATTGGGAATACCTTTCGGACCCCGCACAATTAATAGATTATGAGAAAATACTTGACTGCTTTTCTAGCGATTATATACATAGTGGCGCACCTTACATTAGTTGCGACGTTGCTCGTTTTGGTAGCGATAGTACTGTCATTGGCTTATGGAATGGCTTTAGGGTTAAACTATATCAGTATTCGGGTAAGTCGGTTGTTGAGGTGGCTGAAATCATAAAGAAACTACAAAACGATTACAAGGTTCCAACATCAAACGTTGTAGTAGATGAGGATGGGGTGGGCGGTGGAGTATGCGACATACTAAGGTGCAAAGGATTTGTCAACAACTCAAGGGCATTGGAAAATCCTGTAACAAGAACAAAGGAAAACTTTGATAACCTTAAATCGCAATGTTATTATAAGTTAGCAGAGTTAATAAATGATAACAAACTTTACATTAACGCAGACGGCAAAATGAAACAACTAATTATTGAGGAGTTGGAGCAAGTGAAACAAAAGTCAGTCGATAACGACGGAAGCAAAGGGATAATATCAAAGGATAAAGTAAAGGCTTTAATTGGTAGGTCGCCCGATTTCTCGGACTGCTTAGCAATGAGAATGATATTTGAATATACACCAAAATTTGTAGTGAGCGTTTATTAGCATAAAATAAGTAACTTTGACTAAATTGTACATATATGGGACTATTTGATTTCTTTAGTAAAAAGAAAGTAAACACTTTATTTCCGAACATACCACTAAGCGCACAGGTTGCAATACAACAAGGAATTGTTACTTGGCAAGGACAAAACGCACAGGCTTACGTTAGGGACGGTTACCAATCAAACGACATAGTTTATTCAATCGTAAAACTAATTACTGACAAAGCAAAGTTGGCTCCATTCCACGTTTATAAGATAGTGGACCAAACGGCTGCTAAGCGTTATAAGTCATTAATGAAGCAACCTGATAAGATTGAGAATTGGAACGAGGTTAAGCAATTACACAAAAAAGCATTTGAATTATACGATGGCGACGCACGATTAAACGAATTACTTAAGTACCCTAACGAGGAGGACACTTGGGCGGATTTAGTTGAGCAATGGTGCGGATTTAAGTTATTAACGGGCAATTCCTTCATTTATGCTAAAATGATTGAAGGCGGTCCTAACGATGGCAAACCCTTTGAATTATATGCACTACCCGCTCAATTTATGGCAATTATCGCCAACGTGGAAGTCTTCCCACCAACAAGAGTGGGTTATCAGTTATACTACGGTAAGTTGTGGACCTTTGACACAAAGGAAATATTACACGACAAATACTTTAACCCTTATTGGACGGTTACAGGGAACGAACTCTATGGACAATCACCTTTAATGGCAGCAGCTAGAACTTTAACTCGTTCTAACGAAGCTAAGACGGCTGCGGTTGCTTCATTCCAAAATGGAGGACCAGCGGGAGTTTTATTTATGAACGACGATAGGTTTGACCCAACAAGTGGTACTCAACAAGCTCAAGCGTTAAAGAAATCAATCAGCGAGAAGGGCGGAGCAAGTAACTACAATTCTATTGCGGTATCAGGTTATAAAGTTGATTGGAAGCAAATAGGATTAAGTCCCGTTGAATTAAATATTATCGAATCGGAGAAGTGGGATATGAAATCACTTTGTAATATTTACGGAGTGCCTAGTCAGTTGTTGAACGACGCAGATAACAAGACTTACAATAATCAAAGAGAAGGCGAGAAGGCTTTAACATTACGTTGCGCCATTCCTTTATTGGACGCTATTGCCGAGCAACTAAATAGGAAACTACATAGCGATTGGGGTTATAGAGGAACAAATGTTTATGTTGGTTACGACATACAAGTATTCCAAGAATTAGAAGCAAACAAAGCCGAGCAAGTTGCTTGGTTGGATCAGGCGTGGTGGATTAGTCCAGCGCAAAAGATGGAAATAATGGGCATAAAGAATCCTGATTATATACCAATGGAGGAACTACAAAAGCTATATGTTCCAAGTAGTTTGCAAACATTGGACCAATTCCAACCGTTAGAAATCCCAACGGAAGTAACACCTAAACAACCTTAATATGCAATTCGTAGAATTTATAAGCCAATTATTAGACAGTAAAGAACAAGCAATTGTTTGGCATAATCAGACGTTAAGTTACGCTGAACATAAAGCGTTAGATAAATACCAAGACGAAATCGCGGAGTTATACGACGGCTTAGTTGAAAGCGTAAGCGGAATATACGGACGACCTAAAAACTATTCAGTTGGTACGTTGCAGAATTATACAAGCAACGATGCCGTTCAAACATACTTTAAGGACCTTTATGCGTTTGTACAAAAGGAACGCAAAACAATTTACCAGGATAGTTGGATACAAAACCAAATAGACGAAATCGCTCAACTAATAGCTAAGACGCTTTACCTTTTAACACTTAAGTAATGATTTGGCAAGATTATAGGAAACTATATCAGAATGCTTTAATACAATACTCGCCTAAATTCCAAAAGGAGTTACAAAGACAGGTCGATACATATTGCCGTACCCAAGACTTTAACGCAATTAGCGATAAGGCGCTCAAAAAGACGATTAAACAGTTGCACGTTGCCTTAGGTACCAAAATGGGTGTAACTGCCGAGAAAGACGTTAAAAAGGCTACTAAAGGCGCTTACGTGCCAATGGAAGTAAAAGACGCTAAAACTAACCTATTTGCTTACGTTATCATAAAGTACTTAGAAACAAAAGGATTAGACCAATTGGCTTCGGATATTACCGATACAACAAAGGAACAAATAAGAAGGTTCTTGGCTCAAGGACAAGCGCAAGGATTAACAATGAATGAAATAATTGATTTGCTTAAGACTTCAGGCATAACAAATTATCGCGCTGCTTTAATAGCTAGAACGGAAACATCAAGGGCAGCTAACATAGGCTCAATGGTTGGCGCAATGTCAACGGGTTTAGTAACGGTTAAAGAATGGATTGCAGCGAAGGATAATAGAACGAGAAGAATGCCAAGGGACGCAAACGACCACTTAAATATGGACGGTATTCAAATACCAATGGACCAAAAGTTTGTTGTTCCCGCAAAAGAATACATCGACAATATGTTACATCCAGGCGACTCAACCGCTCACGCTGGTAATGTTTGTAATTGTCGTTGCACGTTAGGATATGAAGCCGTAAGAGGAAGCGATGGCAAACTACAAAAGCTAGAGAATAACCCGCCAATGGGCGACGCTGGGTTAATATGGAATCTATTAACAAACTTAGCGGGAATGGAAATAGCTAACTTATTAACTGAAGCATTACAATAACAAAAAAAAATAATAACTTTGTTCGTATGAATACTATGCAATTAAAAAATACTCTAGTTCAAAAAGAAGACGTCGGTTATAATATAATGGACGTTGATAGTGAACAACGCAGAGTTAAAGCGGTTTGGGCAAGATGTGGCAACATTGATTTGGATAACGATATTATCGTTCCCGAAGCATTTACTAAAACGTTGGCTGAACGTGGACCAATGGGTAAAAACCTTATTTGGTCTTTGGTGGATCATTGCGCCGATATGAATAACGTAATCGGTAAGCCTGAACAATTATACGTCGAGAATGATATGTTAATCGCAATTACTCCAATTATTGAAACGGAGAAGGGCGAAGACATTATCAAATTGTATGAAGCGGGTTTGATTAACCAACACTCAATTGGATTTAGTACAATAAAGTCAAACGTTGACAAGAACGGAATAAGAACAATTACCGAGTTAAAAATGTACGAAGGTAGTGCGGTTCTTTGGGGTGCTAACCCTGAAACTCCAACCTTAGGATTTAAAGGAGAAATGGAAATCGCCGACAAGAAAGCGGAATTAAGCAACAGGCTCGAAAGGCTAATTAAAGCGTTCAAAGGTGGAAGATTCACCGATGAAACTTTTAGCTTAGTAGAAATCGAAATAAAAAGGATTCAAAGCGAGTTAATGGAAATCGAAGTAATCAAAGAAATCACTCAACCCGAGCAATCAGTTGAGCCGACTCAAGAAGAAAAGACTGAAGATAACGAGCAAGTCCTAAAGGCAATTAAACAATTTAACAATCTATTTAAAAAGTAAAAATGGAAAATTTAATCAATGAAATGGCTGAGAACGTAAAAGGCATCAAGTCTGACGTTTCTGCTCAAATCGAAGAAGTTAAGGCTTCAATCAAAGTGTTAGCGGACGAAACACAAAAGCAAATCGACGCACAAAACGCAGCTCAAAAGAAAAGCGCTGCTAAGCAAGTTAAGTTTATGGACGAGGCTATCATGGAGAAATTAGATGGTAACTTAGACCAAATCGAAAAGGAAATGAAGTCAGGCGGTAAATTCCGTTTAGATTTATCTGATGTTAAGACAATGACTTTGTCAGGTTCTTTAACAGGAGATGCTCAGGCTTCTTACGCTCCTAACGCTGCTATCTTACCAAGCCAAGCAGTAAACTTCCGTGACTTAATCCCAACTGTACGTTCTACAAGTGGTCTTTATGTATTCTACAAGGAAACTGCAACAACTAACAACATCGGCGCTCAAACTGAAGGTTCTGATAAAGGACAAAACAGTTACGCATTAAGCGAAGTTAAAGTTGTTAACGATTACATCGCTGGTTTCTCTACTTTCTCTAAGCAAATGGCTAAATCTTTACCTTTCT